AGCCGCGGGTGCCTGCGGTGGCGGCTGCTGCGCCAAGAGGCCGGCCAGCTCAGCCGCCCCGGCAGCGCCCGTGTGCGGCGGGCCGGCCTGAGCTACGGCAGCGGGAGACGGTCCACCAGTGGGCACTGCATTGCCTCCCGCAACCGACCCACTGGCCAGCAATCCCCCTCCTGCCTGCTGTCTGTTGATGCCCTGCAGAATAGCCGCGGCGGCCGGCGATAGCTGTGGCGCGTCCGCTGCCGCCACCTGCTGCGCCGGCTGCTGCCCGAGGAGCCCAGTGACCGGGCCGGGCGCACCGGCTGCTGGCGGGGTGGCGAGCTGGGGCGGCGCGGCCGAGGTCGAATCGGGGAGCTTTAGCAAGCCGCCCGGAGGCGCTGCTGGTGGTGCCATTGGCAGTTCAGCCGCAGGCACGGGCGCCGCGCTGGGCGCGGCTGCGGTCTGAGTCTGGCCGCCGTGAGGCGACCATGCGTTGCCATAGACCGCAGATAAGCCATCAACCGCTTTAGGGTGTAGGTTGCCGCCTTGCTCGTTGCGGATGAACGCCTCAGTCACCTTTGCTCTGACCGCCGGGTTTGACAGGTCGACGGGCGCATCGGGGTCGAGGCCGGTAACGGTGGACGCGCGTTTGATCAGTGCGTCCGTATCGTTCTCGCTCGGCGGGGCCCAGGTGCTGACCATCTGGCGCAGCGTGGTTAGTGGCTGGCCCGTCGTCTTGCCGGCAGCGTAACGGTCAAGCTGATTGCCGATCGCCTGGACGCCGTCCCCCGGCGTCGCAAAGGTCTGCCAACCGGCTGGATTAGTGTTCGGCCCGCCTGGGCCTGCGCCGGGCACGCGCATTCCGGCGAAATTATTGGTTCTGATCTCTGCGTTGTCGGGACCGCCAATACCGCCGACAGTACTACCGCCGCCCCCGGCGATGATCGCGGCCGGCCCCGTCTGCTTCTTGCCGTCCGTACCTGTGCCGGTACCTGTGCCGGTACCTGTGCCGCCGCCGCGATTGTAGATACTGTTGGGATCTTGGTAATTCTTCAAAATCTCAGTCGTCGCAAGTTGCTTGGCATGTAAGGCGGCTGCGTTCTGCACAGCTTGCTCGCTTTGCGCCTGCTGCAGCCGCGCCTGGATCAGGCTGTCGCCTGACGTCGCCGCGGCGCCGCCGGCCGCTCCGAGGAAGCTGCCCCACGGCATGCCGCCCTTGTATGGCACCGGCATCGAGTTCTGCGCCATCGATGATGCTACCGCCCCCAGTGCGCGGAGGCGGAATTGCTGCTTGGTCGCGTCATCGCTGAGCAAGCCGCCATACTCTGCCTGCGGATCGTAGCTGCCAAACCAATTGCCGACCTTGCCTAGCAGACCGGGCAGAAAGCCCTGGTCGGTTTGCGGATCTGCCATTGGCTTATCCCATCATCAAAGCTTTGAGCGCCGCCTCGGGATCGAGCGGGCTGTACTGTCTGGCGGAATAGATGTTGCGCGGACCCAATGCGCGATACGGCATTTGGGCAGGCGGGACGTAGCTGAACTTGGGTTGCTGCGGGGTCATCGCCGCACTCGCGTTTTTGAGCGCATCCTGCACGCCGCCGCTGCCGGACGAGCCGAGACCTTTGCTCAGGTTGTCCCACAAGCTCGGCTGGTTAAGGCTGGAGAGTTGCGAAAGTTGGTCCTGTGTCATGTCGGGCGCCAGCGGTGGCCCGCCCGCCGCGAGCGACTGCGCGGCCGGGTCCATGCCGGTATTGATTTTCTGGTCAGTGCCGGCAAGCCACGGGTAGTTACTGAAGCCGCTGCCAAACATATTATTCCAGGCGTCACTTAATAGAGGCATGGTGATTTCCTCCCCTCGTTTAGCTCTTTCTTCAGGGGATCATCGAGGCCAGGCTTGCCACTCCGGTCAACCCGCTCAGGATCTGCTGCCCGGTATTGGTGTAATACGGCGTGGTCTGGGTCGTCATGGTATTGCCGCCGATGGGCTGACCCAACAGCGAGCCATAATTCTGCATCGGCGCCCACATGGAGTTGAACGCCGTGCTGGCCTGCGACAGCGGGAAGTTGGCGAGTTGCGGTGCCATCTGCGCCAGGCCGCCCATGTTCAGCGTGCCGCTGTTGGCGAGGTTGCCGGCCTGAGCCGCGGCGTTGGCGCCGGTGCCATAGCCCGCGTTGGCCGCGCCGGCAGCGCCGGTGAGCCCCGAGATCAACGCGTTCTGGCCGCCCTGCGCGAGGGTCCCGCCCTGACCGAGGAGGTTGCCGCCGGTGGCGTAGCCCTGGTTGGACAACTGACCCGAATTGTAGAGACCCGACATCATCTGCTGCAGCGAGCTGAGGTTGAGCTGCCCGCCCTGCGACAGGGCATTGGCCCCCGTGCTATAGCCCTGGTTGGCCGCGCCCGCCCCCTGCGCCAGGGCGTTGGCGCCCGTGGCATAGCCCTGGTTGGCAACCTGGCCGGCGGTCCCGTAACCCTGCAGCGCGGCGTTCAGGCTGTTCAGGCCGAGCGTCCCGGCCTGGTTCAGGGCTGTCCCGGCGCCGCCGAGCCCGGTGCCGACCAGGTTGCCGAGCGTCGTTCCGGCCTGGCCGAGGATATTGCCGGCATTAGTGACGCCCGATTGGCCGAGCTGGCCGGCCTGCGTCAGCGCCTGATTGGCGTTCGCCATTCCGGTGTTGAACGCGCCGCCGAGCGCCTGGCCGGCACCGAGCTGCGCCTGTAGCCCGGTATTGTAGGCGTTGTTGACAATGCCGGTATCCGCCGCCGCCAACCCGCGCCCGAGGCCCACCTGAGCCTGCTGCATCGCATTTGCCATGCCGCCGGAGCCATAACGCCCGGCACTCTCGAAACCCGAAGCAAGCTGCGGCGCGGTCGCGGTCTGGTAGGTGTCGCTCAGCGCCTGGTTGGCGGCCTGTAATGAGCCGGCAAGCGCGGGGTTGCTGCGAGGGTCGGTGTACTGGCCGTTCGCCATTCCCATCAGCGAGTTGTAGATCGGGTTCCCCGACACACCCATGCCGGCGTTGCCGTAGAGCCCGGCCAATGCCGGGGCCGCCACGCCCTGCGCCTGCCCGGCGAGGTTCTGCAGCGCGCCGCCGAGCTGGTAGCCGCTGCCGACCAGCCCGCCGTATTGGCCGGCGAGGCCCTGCAGGCCGGATACCGACGGCGCCACCGCGCCGGGCATCTGGCTGGCAATGCTGGCGATATTGTTGCCATAACCTTGGCTGGCCTGCTGCGCGCCATACCCCATATTGGCGAGCGCGCCGCCGTAGGTATTGCCGGCACCGATCGCCCCTTGTGCGGTATTGGCGAGACTATTGGCCCACGGCGCGGTCTGATCCGGCACGCCATAGGCGGCGTTGGCGAGCGCGCCGCCGGTCATCATGCCGTTCTGGATTGCCCCCGAGCCGGCGGTGCTCAGCGCGTTGGTATAGGGCGAGATCGCGCCAGGCGAGCCATAGGCGGCGTTGGAGATTGCATCCCCGTAGCCGGTGCCGGCGTTCACTGCGCCCGCGCCGATGCCGCCGAGCGTGCCGATCTGCGGGCCGCCGGGAAGCTGGCTCTGCGGCAGCGTGCCGGCAAGCGCCTGGTTGGTAAAGTTGAGAGCGGAAGGAACGGTCCTGCTCGCCAGCCCGGCGCTTTGGTTGAAGTTATTGGTGGCGGCGCCCTGAATTTGACCAAGGTATGCGCCGCCTAGGGTTGGGTCACCGCCGGGCTTCATGCCGGTCGCGTTCGCCGCCTGATCCCACAATCCGGTGAGATACGGGACCTGCGCCTGTCCGAGCGGATTGCTCTGTTGGGTCGTTTGTGTGGATGGCGTGCTTTTGGTACCCATGTTCAATCCTTCAGGCGCCGCGTTAGACCCACGCCAGTCACGTCAAAACCGAAATGCGCCCAGCCCTTGCGGCTCCAGCCGCTGATCGCCACGCATCCCGTCGCCTCAGCCTGTGCATCGAGCGCGTCGAGCATGGGCCGCCACCAGCGCTGCAGCCCGTTGCCGGCGATAAACGGCACGTCGAGAACCCGGCAGCGCGGGAAGGGATGAACATGCGTGACAGCCACCGCCACGATGCTGCCGCGCTCGCGGATGGTAAAAATTGTCATCTGGCCGAGCATGACGAGCTGCAGAACGTCGATCGGCTCGTAGCCACGGTCGCGGTCGGTGGCGCGTTTAAGGATCGGCTCGATCTGCCGCCAATCGCGGGCGATATCGTCTAGGGGCGGCAGCTCAATCGCGATGTCGGTAACGACATCCGCTGGCATCCCTAGCCAATCAATATCGCCACGAACGTCTGATCAGTATGGGGGCTGGAGGCATGATGCACGGTCGCGCTGCCGGCGGTCGGCGCGATCCAGATCGACGGCAGCGCGTCGCAGGCGTTCGCGGTGGTCGGCATAAGCCCGATATAGGTAAAGGGTCCGATCCGGCTGTCGGAGAATGTTGATGTCGTCGCGTTGGGCGCCAGCGTCACGCCGAGGGTCGCGCTGATCCCGCCGCGCAGCAAAGCATTGATCGCCGCGGCGTGCCGCACGGTGGTGACCTTGGCGTTGCCGACATCGGCGGGGACAAGCGGGATGGCCGGCGGGCGGGTGAGATTTGCCTGCGCCATCAGCGGATGCCCTCCGGCATCGCCGCGGCGTCGATCCCGATCGCGTTGGTGAAGTTGCCCCCGGCCGGGATCTGCACCTGGAACCGGACATAGCGCCCGGTGGTGCGCTGCGGACAATTGCCCAAGATGTTTTCCGGCACCGCCCCCTGGTAGACCACCGGCTGGCGGAGCATCTCGCGCGTACCGACCGAGACTGAGGCCGGCACGAGGGCATCGTGCAGCGGCCGGGCGCCGGTGATGCGGGCGCGTTTGTCGGGGAAGAGCTGAGCCTCGGTTGTCTCGATCGTCGCCGCCAGGCTCGGCCCGGTGACGTAGTTTTGCGTGTGCTTGCCGTCAAACCATCCCAGGATAGGGTTGCTCTGTGTCCAGGCTCGGCTATCAAGCGAAAATTGCAGCGCGTCCAGATTGCCGACCGCGTCGAGCTGATCGAGCGTGTAGCCTGCGGTGGTGTAGGTACTCGGCTCGGCCCATTCGACCGGGATCGGCGTCAGATCAATGAGCGACCAGCGGGACAGTTCCCAATTAAAGATGATGGCGCGGTTGTACAGACCGCCATGCTGGCGCCCGTGATAGAACCACAGGATCAGCTTGCGAAGCGGGTCCCAGGTCCCCGCCACGGCTTGCAAATACTGAACATCGAGGTCGTTGAAAAAAGTTCGGTCCACTTTCTGCGAACCGATGCCGCTCGAACCGGCGCCGTCGAACGCACCAAAGCCATCGCTGCCGAGATAGTAGATTACCGAGCGGACAACCCCATTGGCGTCGGGCAAGCGGCGATTGACCACCGACAGCGAGGCGTCGGTGCCGGCCGCCCCCTCGGCAAGCTGAAATGAGAAGATGTCCGGGCTTCCAGCGTACTGAACGCGGTAGATGCCCCTCTCGCACAGCACGGCGCCATCAGCCGCCGAGAGATGCCCGCCGACGATCTGAGTGATTTCGCCAACATCGGTTTGCACCAGATCTTGGAAATCACGCTGCAATTGGATGGCGGTATTGGTTCCCGGCGTCGGCCAGTTGGTCGGGTCGCCAATCGCCGGCCAGTGCAGGCGGTACGGCACCGCGCCATCAATGCTGTCGTAGGTGTTGCCGAGAAAGAGGAAGTCGCGGATCACGGCGGCGAACCGCGCGCGCGGCGCCGCCGCCGCCAGGTTGCTAAAAGTCGTATCGGTGCCGGTCAAATAGGTCTGGACCGGGTCATCGTAATTGGTGGCGATGATCCTCTTGCCAAAAGAGGTCATCTGCCAGTAGCCGTCGAACGGCGCCTCGGTATTGTAGGGCGCGCCCGGGCCGCTTATGTCGGCGTAGTTGGGCGAGCCGGTCTGTTGGCAATAGAGGCGTTGTCGCGTCCCGGCAAAATTGTAGACATGCCCGATAGCGTCGCGATAGCCGTATGAGCCGCAGACCTGGGCCGGCAGCGGCGCTGAATAGGGCACCGGCGACGGGAAAGAGGTATAGGACCGCTGGGTGCGCGGCACGACATTAGTTGCCGTGACGGTGCCG